GTGACGGTGCCAACGGCCCCCGTCCCGGCAACACCCGTGGGGGTAATACTCGCCGTACCGGTAATTGTGAGAGTACCAACGGCCCCCGTTCCGGCAACGCCGGTTGGTGTGACATCAATGCTTTGGTAAACGTCAACGGTACCGAGTGCGCCCGTTCCGGCAACGCCCGTGGGGGTAATACTCGCCGTACCGGTAATTGTAAGAGTGCCAATTGCGCCCGTTCCGGCAACGCCGGTTGGTGTGACCCCAACGCCCTCGCCGATAGTGACGGTGCCGATTGCGCCCGTTCCGGCAACGCCGGTTGGAGAAACTGCCGCACTTGCAGCAATGGTGACGGTGCCGATAGCTCCGGTTCCCGCAACCCCTGTGACATCCACAGAAGCTGGCGAGCCCCACGTCCCGTCTCCCCAGGTGCTACGGCCCCAACCGGTAATGTTTGCCAAGTCGGCATTCCCTACGCGATTCTAATAATAGCCGTGGAGGCCCCAGCCGCCGGAAAGGCGATTGCAAAGGTCCCAGCAGTGCTGGTCTTGTTGCCACCAAAATCTAGCGCGCAAACAGCCTTATTGGCATCTGAAGCATTATAAATCAGAGCGCCTCTGGCTGTGATAGTCGCGGTTGTAAAATTGATGTCCGCGAAATCTGTGTAGGCCGTCGTGGACGAGGTGGTTGGATCAATGCGGGTTAAAGCACTGCCGCCTGTTGTGTAGCTTCCGCTATCAGCCACTTCTCCAGTGGTCACATATACTGTAGTAGCCGCGCCTAAAGTAGCCGTGGTGCCACTTCTGCCCCCACTACTAATAGCGTATAGGGCCAGGTTGAAGGTGTCCCCGCCAGAAAGTAAGAAGTTGTGCTTTGCTTCAAGAAGCTCCTTCTTGAAGGAAGTGCACATTGCCGTTGAAATTGCCATTTTAAAGGCTCCTTAGGTTTTCGGCTAGTTCAAGGAGACCAGCTTCCCGTAGTCTAGCCGCAACAGTAGCTCGATCCTGGTCTATCGCAAATCGCATATAAGAGACTATAACTCCATGCACTGTATTTTTAAAGGCCCGTGCCTGTTCTCGAAGCGGTTCAGGGGCATCTTCCGCTATGTACAGGATCTTATCTACGGCTCTTTGAGCCGCTTCATCCACAGAAAAGCCTCTGTTACTAGTCGTCGCTACTTCTACCTTACCCAAGGCGAGGGATGCATCTATCTCAAACATTTCCCGCCTCCCGCAAGCTAACTACCTTATCGTGTCGGCCATACAGTATGGGTTCAGCGTCTGAGGGCTCTGGGGGGGCCGCTTCCGATTGTCTAGAAACGGTTAAGCCGCCGTCTTCTACAGATATTACAAGAGGATCGTCCAGCCTGTGATAGCCGTATAGCTTCTCTGCATCGGGCACGTTTGTATCCAACAGGGTTGAATTATACGCGATTTCGATATTTATTCCCCGCGATATGGCCACAGAAAGCCAAAATTCGGTGCAGCTTCTGCCAGCTTCTGCCATTATGACATTGGAGTTATAGGAGTAATCTATACCGTAAAGGTAAATCTTAGCGACTTTATGATAAATCGCAAAAGCTATCGCATAAGGTACTGTATTGTTAAAATAGCAGAGTCCAGTGTCCTTGACCACCTCCTCAAGCGGATAGAGCGCGGCCCCGGGAACTCTTTTATCTAATGTGCAAGTGTATATCGGGCCTGGATGCTCTCCTAGCGCCCGTCGCATGGCCTCTGTTTGCGGCCCCGCGTCTTCCGTATCGAGAAACCGGGATGCCGGGTCCATCATAAAAACGCGGTCATGCTTGATGGGGACCATCATCGAGTTGATGGCCCATACCTCATCGTAGCTCTTACCGTTGGCGACGGACGAAGTAAATACTCCCTGCGTGCCGCCAAGGCCGACAATGGCTACTTCTGCATCTTTTAAACTTTCAACCATCACTGTAAATCTCTACGAAGAGTATCATACCTATATTGATCCCTAGTTTGTTTCCCCTCTCCCAAATTTTTAAGCCATTGCAGAGATTCCATGAACCGAGCGTTATATAGTTGAAGGAGATCCGCCTCACCCTTCATAAAAGTATAGGCCTCCACAAGGCTACCATATAGAAGACATAACTCCGCGTTTGTGCCAAGCCAACTGGTTCCATCAGAAGCCGCCGTAATCGACTGAGGCCGATAGAAATAGTGTAGCTCCATTGTATAATCGTCATCTGGAGTGGGGGCCAAAACAAAGCTATTTTCATCCCAATCGCTGTAATATTTGGGTGTCCCGGTGGTAGAGGGATCCGGCGTATAATCCTGCACAAAGGTTATGTGTTTAAATTTCAAGAACTCATTGGCGGAATTGTTGATTACACTCAGGGAAAAAGGCGACAAGAAATCTGTGGGTTTCGTAAGGAACTTTGTGGATTGTGTGGCCGATCCCGTAACATTTTTACGAAAATCATCTAACTCGCATTCTTTCAGAACACGTTCTTCAGCATTCAGAATAAACCGGCTTAACTGGCTCACAAAAGTGCTCTCGGTATTCTCCGTATAGTCTTGGATGGCAGTTTTTAAGGTTGTGAAAGTAAAGGCCATATCACGCGCTCACTGTTACGGGTCCAGCAGAGGAGAAATCTCCCCCGCCCCCTGAATTCCCAGAAGTTGCTGTCCCGCTTCCAGACGTAAAGGTATATTTATCGCTATCTACTTTTGTAATGGAAAATCCATCGGAATCTTCCAAAGCCGCTTCCGTGAAGCCATCAAAAGCCGCTACCTTTCTAAATCTTACCGTGTCCCCCGTGCTACGCCCGTGTCCGGGCTCCGTAACCGTGATTACAGCCGAGCCACTTGAGCCGGATTTAAAGGCATTAAAGGGCAAAAGAACTTCCACCGCCGGCTCTGTTCGCGCCAGACGGCTAACCCTTAACGCTTGAGGGTCCGAGATCTGATGACGGGGATCCAACTGAGGCTGTTTTGCCTCAAATTCGTCTTTCCCCACCAGCATTCCAGTCCACTCCAAAGCCATGTCTCGCAAGCGGTAAGCCCTACCAGACCGGTCGGATATTCCCAAGGCATATTTCCCGGTTGCGTATCTAGCCATCTTAAATCCGCAACGATTGAGGGGAGGGCACTAATCGAAGAGGAAGACCATGATCGATATCCTCGGAAGAAGCTCTTAAAAACTCTTCCTCATAGATCAGTTTCAAACCTTCCATGCGTTGGGGAGACCGTTTCAAGGCAATCTGGAAAGCCAGACCAGCCACAAGACAGGGGAGAAATCTGAAAGGGACATCTGCCGTGTTGGCGGCAGCATCAGCATCTTGGATTCGTTTAACCCTGTAATAAATTATCGAATCAGTGGAGTTCTCGGGCGCCGGCCATACAGTGAGTGTCGGCGTGATTTGCCGGTCCACATAAAACTGAGTAGGCCGTCCTTGCGTCGTTTTAGTCGGAATACTGAGGTATTCCTGCCGACCAATTCTGGTAATGGAAATATCCTCACTGTTGCGGCGGACAACGGCTTCCAGTATATCTCCAGAAGCCTGGACATCGGCTAAACTTGGGTTTGCGCTGATGGTAGTACTTGCCGCGCTGCTAGAGCCCGTGATGGTTTCCCCCGCCGTAAAGGAACCGGAAGGAACAGTTAGAGTAATCGTTGTAGAAGAGGGTTTGGAGATGATAGAGGCAGTGACACTGCTGGTTCCACCCGTGATGGTTTCCCCCACACTGAGATCAGTGGAGGCTCCCACCGTAGCAGTAATAGCTCCTAGGGGATAGGTCGTTACAGCGGAGGTACTGGAAAGCTGGGCTACACTCTGAGTGACTTGGTCAATCGTCCAAAGATTCAGGCCTCGATTGGCCCAATCAGCGAACAGTAAATTCAATGATCTCCGAGCGGTGAGACTATCGTACCCAGTACGAAACTCCAAACCACATCTTTCAAAGGCCTCTTCTGTAATGTCGGCCATATTTAAGTTGAAATCAACCGAACCAGAAGTTGCCATAATTCTTACCTACCCCCACAAAGTCAGCCGTACTGCTATCACCAACTGACCAAAGATTAAAAACCCAACCCCCCATAACGCTTTGGAGATGAAATCAAGAGATTTTTGAACATGATACAAATCATTGTTTTTAATGACCTCGATGCGTTCCGAGAGGACTTTTAACTCCCCCCAGATTTTAACCAGCTCGAGTTCATTCTGTCTCTCGATCTCGGGCATGTTCTAAAATTCTTTTATGCAGTCCAGGACAACGGTGTACGTGTCACCCGCCCCGTGTCCCACAGTGGTGAATTTCAAATCCCCCGTGGGACTGGAAGCACTATTGAGGAGGCCACCAAAGGAAGAGAAGTCAAACTCTCCCTGGTAGCCTGAAGGGAGTTCCATGGCCAATGTATCAGTGGAGGCATCCCACAAAACCTTCAACGAGAGTCCAATCGTGCTGAACCACACTCGGTTGATACGAAGATTGCTGCAAGCTGTGCCATCTTGAAGGGACGACAAACCAGAAACATCCACCGCCATGACGGCACTTTGGCCGGTGTCTACATAGGTGTAGGCGAAAGATTTAACTAGCCTTCCGGGACCATCATCGATGATCTTCTCCGTAAAAGTATCGGCCATAATCTACTCCTTAATTTCCCCCGATAAGACCATCATCTTCTACGGTAGATCATTATACTGGATCATGCCATCCGTAGTTCTTTGAGCGGCGACCCAGATATAATCGCACCAAGCAGCATCTGCTGTGGTCGTTCCAGACATGGCACCGAACCACGGCGTCAAGGCTGAAGTGGGTATGTTCCCCGTAGTAGTTGTTTTCAGCACTCGGTCAACATAGAACTGCACCTGTCCCGTGCCCTTAACAATGAAGCCTAGGCGCCGGGTATTGGTGATAGTAGACGAAGACTCCGCGCCATCAGCGAAATCAATGCCGGTATCCGTTTTGGTTTCTGTTCCACCGCTATCGCAGTTCGCGTAGATATCGGCAGCGCCTTCTACCAAGAGAAAACCGATTTGATTGCTCGCGGTAAAGGGGACACCAGTAGCAAATGTGCCATTTTCCGCCAGTCCAACAAACATATCCATGTCGTCAGCATCGGCTACTGCAACACTTGCTTCAAAAAAGATAAGTTTATTTGACGCGGCCATGAAAATTTCATTGCCTTGGATCGAACCACCGGAATTATCGGTTGAGCCATCTCCAGTGGATTTGGCCCATCCGCCAACATGATCTGCTAGGCAAGTTAATGTACCACTATTGAGGACTTCCTTTGTCCAGTCGTCAGTGTCATCAATATCAATCCCCGTAAAGTCATCATACTTGAAGACAAAATCAGGATTGATCTGCATCGGAAGATTTTTAAACCATGATCC